ACTATTTATTAGGAAATAATATTGGATGCAGATCAGGCAATAAGTGCATAGCACTCTTGTACACCTTATCATTATCAATACGCTTAACAACATAACGATTACTGTCACGTATTTCATTAACTCCAACACTGACGCCTTCAGACTCAGCCTTTGTAATTGTTAATTCAACTTCATCCATGTTCTCAGGAAATCGAGTCATGTTTTTATAGTGAACTTCATCAAATACATCAGATGCATTGAAGTTGTAACAGTGTGCAGCACCATGACTTACGTAGATTAAGTCACCTACACTATCAGCGTACTTCACTAGATCAGGATCAAGATCACTTTCTTCAATACGGTTCCAGCATGCTTTGGCTTTTTTTAAATAGTACAAGGTTTCCTGTATACGAATACTTTCAGAATCACCTAATGCTTCAATACCTTCAGCTAGCTCTTCAATTTTGAAGTCTTCACGGAAACGTACTGTTTTTAGAGGTGGCATTTCAGCATTTCGACTGTTATTTACAGGATGACCTGCTAACTTGTGGAATACGCCTACATCATCAAAATTTGTCATGTTATAAGTTACTCACTTAGAATTGCTGATGGGATACCGATAGCACGTAAATTAGTATCACCAATTATTGTAGTAGGCACGTTACCTACCGACTTAGAGTACAGAATAGCTTCATTCTCTAATCTGTACTTTTCGATAATTTCAGGGGTTAGTGAAAGTGACAACTTATTATTAGCATCAGCAATAAGTTTTATACTTTCAGCCTCACCTTCAGCACGAAGTATAGCTGATTGCTTATCCGCTTCAGCTAACTTAGTTACACGGTAAGATTCAGCATCAGCTGCAGTTTCTTTAGCATCAGATACACCTTTAGCTGTCTCTAATGCTATTTCTGCATTAGTGATAGTAATACGTTTCTTAGAGATTGTAGCCTCTTCTTCCTGAATACGAATTTGTGTTTGAAGTATCTGAGCAGCGATACGAGGATCAAATACAATGTCCTGTATAAGTACATCTTGCACAATTATACCGGTATCAACTAAAGCTTCAGACAGACGTAGCTTACTATTTACCTGCATATTTGTGACATGACTAGAACTAGATAAGCTTCTACTATCCAGCAACTTACGACCTTCATCTCTAATAATTGATCTGAGATGTTGTCTTAAAGTTTTAGCGATGTACTCTTTAACAGTGCCATAGTCTTTTTTAATAGCTGGTGTTTTAGCAGCTTGTATTCTGTATAGAACAGTGACATTACCTGTAGAATTAAATCTATCCTGAGTGGGAATGTTAAGACCGTCTACTTCATACTTACTGTTACGAGTATCCATAGAATCAAAACTTGAAAAAGGATTTACAGGAAAATGTAAACCTTCGCTGTAAGGTGTCATGTTGACAGTGCCGAGTGTTGTCTGAACTTTAGTTGTACCAGCGTCTACCACCGTGAAAGTGTTAATAACTAGTATAAAAGTAAAAAAAGCCAATATACCCATACATATACCAGCTATCAATTTGTTTTTTGGTGTAATTTCAATATCACTAATCATACTGTTTCCTTTAGTTAGGTTAATTTTGAAGGTAGTTTTGCATCATACCAAGGGTGGAACTGTTATAAGTAATTTTTTAAATTTTGAATAGTGCCATCAGCAGGATTCGAACCTGTGTTACTACCGTGAAAAGGTAGTGTACTGACCGCTGGACGAAAGAGTGATTTATTTGATTGGAGGTAAATAATGGAGTCGAACCATCACTGTATCACTACAATGGACTGGCTACCAGAACATGCGTCATATGCTGACTTCGCTTTTAGTAACAATTTTCTGTTTTTATAGGTAACACACCTAGATGTCTGGTATTGGGTAAGGCTTAAAACCGTAAACGATTTCAACCACTGAAGGCACTAAATTGCCTACACACACGTAGTAGAGTGCTACTACTACCATAACAACATAAACTGATAATGCTACCCACACAATGTAAAAGTACATCATATGGTTACTCCTAATTACTTGCTTTGCTCATGTCTAATGCCGCAATTTGCATCACAAAATAGCTTAGGGCTATCACTACTTTCAAACTCAGTATAACAATAATGACAGGAACCTATAGGGTATAGCTCTCTGCCTCTACTTCTAATATTTTGAATAGCTGCCGTAGTTACAAATTCCTCTACTTCAGCTCTGTCTGCTGGATCTGCCATTGAACACCTCTAATTAAATTAAAAACAACATAATACACATTAAGCATACGTATCCACAGTAATACCTAAACCTTTAAGTAACCTATTTCTATAGTTAGTTAAAGCTACAATTGATGCATCTCTTTCAATAAAGAATAATTTACATGTGCTTTTCATACCACTGATAATAAGTAGTCTTTTCTCTATATACTCAATATCCTTCATGGTTTGGTACTGTTTCTTTATTTCTTCAAACTTTAAAGCTCTTTCATTATCACGTCTCATAAGCCACCTATTGATTATTTAATACAAAAACAAACTAAAATAATTTGCTTATATATTAACTGATAAACAATCAGTGAGAATATTAAACTCTCACCACTTTAAACACTGGCTTACCCCTCACTGTTATAGTGAACTCATCAGGTAAGTCTTTCCATACATGCTCCATATCTGACATCTTTACAGACTCACCTAATATAGTGTCTTGTACCCATAAAGATAGGTAGTTACTCACTGTTGCAGTAGATACATCCCACTTATCAGCAATAACTTTTTGTTCCATACCACCTAGATACAGGTCAACAACTATATCTCTATCCTCTATAAATTCAGCTACAACACCATCAGGTCTACCAGATCTAGGTGAAAGACCTAATCTATGTCTCTCTTTTGATAGTATCGTACTAATGTTTTTTGCAGTAGTACCTTTATCTTCAGCTAAAACTTTAAGTGACACACCTTCGTAGTACTTCTGTAGTTCAGGACTCATATATATCCCCTAGATCTAATGACTAGCTACAATGGCTATGGCCTTGTACGATAAGTAGGTCGAACCTCAATGATCTCATTATGAGGCATTTCACCTTCTTCGATATCTATAACTTTCTCAGCTAACGTTTTTATATCTACATCACTAACCATTTTAAAATTCTCCGTTAATGTTCAGTTTATAACCATTAGCTGGCTAAAGGTTGTCGTAAAAATCTTTGTATGCGTCTGGATGATGATCATACAAATAGCTAATAGCCTTTTCACTAATCAACTGATTACCATTCATCAACTTTTCAAAGCAAAACTCAATACCGATTTGAGTATCACTATTATCAATATGATTATCGTGATCACTTTTTAAACTAGCTCTGTGATGAAACTCTTCAAGTATATTATCTAGTATACCTAATCTCTCACTATACCTAGTTTGAGTTATTGAAAAGTCTTCTGGTTTAGGCTTATCAATAAAGTTGTAATCGTCACAGGTGGCTTTTAAATGAACCTGAATTTTGGTTCCCACAGAGTTGGTAGTTTCAAAAATACACACATAAGATTCCTCACAGCACCCTGTCATATCAGATATAATGTCTTTCAAAGACGCCTTTAATTTTTCTTGATCAATTACGTATTCCATAGTCTTTCCTAGTTTAGGTTTGTGATTTAGTACAAGTTTTCTGAAAAAAGCTCATAACTGTCTGGCTGTGATCGTAGGGCTTGCTTGTTATTAAGCACACACTCTCTAGCGTCTTCTCTAGATAACCATTTGCCAAATTGGTCTATAAACCCTTGGTTATCTATACAGTTAGGAATTGCAACAAGGTCACCACAATTAGATAAAGCTTTAACTGTTGCGTGCATCAATCCATCACAATGACGAGCACCAGTTACTAGTATTTCTTCACCATCTAATTCAAATTTATTAGCCGCGCATACTACGTGTCTTTTCATATTTCCACCTCGTTCAGTTTTGAGCCTTAAGCTCTTTAGCTATTACAACAACGCAATCTTTCCTATGCTGCACAGTGCCAAAATCAATACGAATTTCATTGCAGAAAATACAACGATCAGCATACGGGTAGTTTTGTTGAACAGCACAATCTATAACTTTGTTGTTCATGATTGTATTTTGGTTTCCTGGTTCAATTAAACCTTTTACACACTCATCCGCGTCTAGAGGGCTGCTATAAGCAACCCTAAAATTAAATTAGTTCGCTTTAGACTTTTTTGTAAGGACTAGGAATAATCCGTAAATTACTCCAATGACAATAGAACCCGCAATCCATGACAGTGTAAACATGTAGGACACACCAAGTATTAACAGTACAAGTATTATAGTTAAACAAAGTACTCCAAACGTTCTATTCTTATTCACAATCAACTCCTTGGCAAGGTACCAAAATGATTGAACCTTACAGTGAAGGTAATACCTCCACGTAGGAAGTAAACCTAGATTAAAGTTTACAGCTGACACAGTCATCATCTTCAAAAGAGAGAGATTCAACTTCTTCTTTTTCAGCGATAACTTCTTTTAGCTTCTCATTTACTGACTGCATAGATTTGAATCCAGCAGTTACATGCAATATTGATTTTAGTTCTTCTGAGTTGAAATCTTTCATTGGACACCTATTAGATTATATTTTTGGGATGGACATTGTACATAAAATACATGAACAAACACAATCAAACGTCAATAAGTTCGGTGACAGTTGTAGACATTATTACCCAACCATTCATTAAACCGTAAACTGGGCCAAGTAAAACATAATCAATGTTTAGTTTTATCATTCTACCTGTAAAATCATGAGACTCACCTTCAGCAAGTTCTGCATCGTCTCTGACAGTTTCACGAAGAGTCATGGTATCACCTAAACGGTATCCTCTGTCGTCACGTCTAATTTCAAAATTTCTCATACCAGCCCATGTCATCCTAAATAGATGTGGGTCTGTTTTAACTTTATGGTTTCTCATGTTAACCTCATTGCTAATACCTAGATTTACGAAACAGCCTCGGTAATGGATTGGAAAGGTTTACTTTTACATTTTAGTAAACAATCTTAGCTTCTGCAGGTTTTTTATCACACAGATCATATTTCAGCTCTATATAACATTCGAACTCTTCTGCTTCTTCCATAACCTCTCTTATAACGAAAGAAGAGTCCATAAACAATGAGAAAGGATCACATCGTTTATACTTTAGCTCAGCAGCTTTATAGCCGTGGTACATAGCCAAGTAGACTTTCTCTACTTCTTCGTATATACGAGATTTGTCTGTGAACTCAGAGTTTTCTTTATAGGCAATATTATCAGCAACAACGTTAGTCACATAGTCTGGCTGATAAGGAAGACACTTTGATACTTTATTCGCGGGGAATAACTTATAATTGTCTTTACCTACTACGTTATCCGATAACTGGTATGCTGTATTAACTGCAACTTCTTGCAGAAAATCTTGCTCAGTATACTCGCTATAGCTGTTATGAACATCCAAAACCCCATGCCTGCCTCTTATAAACCACATAGCACCGAATGCCTCATGCTCATCAAAGTAGCCACCTATCTTGATATGTCCATTAAGATGTTCAAATATATCGTGACACAGTTGTATAGGATTATTAGTACTCCAAACTCTTTCAGGATCAGAACCTTTTTCAGCCCAACCTTCATTAACGTTAACATCAGTTCGATATTCAAGTAATGCTTTCATAATATCTCCTAACTTTTAGGAACATTAATAAGAATAGATCTGTCAATTATCCAGTTCTTTAAACGATCCGTATCATCCATACCATCCATGTCATTGATAGGGTAAAAATGCTTTACTATGTCAGAGCTATTCATTTCAATTTTATTACCGAAATCTGTAATAATAGTGTATCTATCGTCCGGCAGTCTACTGCTTAAAACAGCATTACCTATGACTCTACCGTCTTTAGTACATAAACGAGTACCTACCTTTAAGTTATGCGTACCATAATTACTAGATACATTATCATCGAATATGTGAGTTACCTTGCTAACTGACATAACATTTCTGTATCTTTCGATAGGAAAAAACGTATCAGCTTCAGGAAACTTACGATTAATATGTGTCAATTGAAGGTTAGTAACTAGTTTGGCAAACGATTTGTAAACAGATGTTCCACCTATAACAACTAGCTCTTTACCTCCAAATACACCATTAAGGGTAACAAGTAACTCTTGAGGTGATACAGTAGTAGCCATAGTCACATCTCCACAGTGAAGATCACAGCTTTTGATGGTGTCAGATACTACACATACAGTTCTGCCTTTAAGTTCTGGCATACTGTCATATGTCTTTCTTCCACAGATAAGAACCTTACCCATAGTAAACTCTTTGAAAATCTTTAGATCTTCAGGACAGTGCCACAATAGCTCACCGTTAACACCAATCTCATTATTGATACCAATAGCAGCTATTGCAGACAATTTTATGTTACACGAATCAAGAGCACTCATAGATTATCTCCTAAGTTATTTACAAGTCTTTAGACATTTTTTCTGTCATGTCAGCAACTTCTAGCAGCATTTCAGAAGTAGATCTTCCGATGTTAGCTGCAACCAGTTGAGCAGTATGGCCTTCGATCTCAGAGGTAAACAACGTACCATCAGGCTTACTTAAAGAGATTGTTAAAGTAGCTTCTTCGGGTTTAACTTCATCAATAAAGTTTTTACACTCTACTGTCAAAGGTACTAGTTTGCGTATATTTTCTAATAAATTTTTAACTGGCATAATAATGTCTCCAAATTGTTATACTGAGAAAGGGTATTTAATAGGTTCATGATGTTCATAACCACTTACTGTAAAATCATCTACCGTAGCTTCATTAAGAAGGTAATCAAGATTATCGATTTTATCAGATATATGGAATGACGGAATACCGTAAGGAGTACGCATTAACTGTACGTTCTTCACTAGATCAACTTGATCTTCATAAATGTGAGCATTAACGATCTTGTGATAAACCTTACCGGGCTTATTACCAGTTATCTTAGCCATTACAGCTAACAAGAAATAACACTGAACCATGTTGAAGTTGAGGCCTAACATAACGTCGCAACTACGTTGAGTACTATTTAAGTGAAGAGTACCGTTAACAAGTGAGAAGTGGTGACTATACATGCAAGGACGTAAGCAACCTTCTTCAATTTCACCTGGGTTATAGAAGTTAATGATCTCAAATCGATCATCGATACCTTGCTTAAGGTTATTGTAAACCTTTCTAAGCTGGTCAAATACTTCACCTTTGCTGTTAGTCCATTCACGGGCTTGTACGCCATAAGCTCTACCAATGTCATCTACACCAGAACGATTAGGATTACGTAACCAAGCTTTATTATCGTTGGCATTAGCATTCCAAGTGTTACAGCCAATAGCACGGAATTGTGCAGCACTACTGTAACCACGAAGATAACCTAGCATTTCCATTAGTGCAGGTTTCCAGTAACTCTTACGGGTAGTCACTAAAGGAAACTCACCACGATCAACATGATAAGTTAAGTCATGATTAATTAATGTAAGGCAAGACTTTCCAGTACGTACGTTACTGACCCACTCACCTTCGTTTATAATTCTTCTACATAGATCTAAGTACTGTAACATAGTAGCTCCTAGTGTTTAGTTTCGTCTTCAGGAGAAGAATATTCACATAACGGGTAAAATAAACTAGTAGCATCAGCGGCCTCTATTAGATCATCTACACACTTACCTACAGCGTCTACATGATGTTGTTCTGTTTCACTGCTCATACTGACTACTCCTACCTATTTCTTTTTTAATGCGAATAACAGCATTTGCTAATTCACGAGATAATTTTTCAGCTTTGTAAGCTTCTACGTCTATAAAATAGTCGAACAGCTCATCTACAAGCATATATGATGGTACATTTTCATCTAGTAAACAAAAGGCATGACGAACATCCTCAACTTCAATCAAGATTTTGATGTCAGTATCGTCTATATACCCTTTGATACACGAAGTAATAGTACCGAAAACTATATGATCTAGTTGTTCAGCACTGATACCTTTTTCTGTGTTAGTGTTACTCATAACAACTCCTTTAGTTATCTAGTAGAGGGCATTCAAATAATCAGTTATTTGGATAACCTCTAAAGGCGGTAAGTACCACCTCTAGTTTTTACCTTCAAAGCAGTACTCTATCAAAGGCTCTAGACTGACAAGAAGATAAACCTTACCTTTAGATCTGCAAGAATCACCCATTGTATAGTTGTCTACAGTTCTGCTGTAAACAGTAAATGTAGCTAAGTACACCAGAACAACTATAAAAATACATATAACTTTATCCATTGTGTTACCTCTGCGTGTTACTTAGGTGTACAGTAGATAGCCCAAGATATAATCATAGTAGTTACTATAACTGATACAAGACCATACAATATGTGACCATTAGTTAGCATTAATACGGTAAAGTGTAATGCAGAAGATATCAGTAAAATAAATAGTACAGTCACCACTACAACTTTTAGTATGTATAGATATTCTTTCATAGACACCTCTAGTTTATGTTTCTGTTAAACCTTTAAATACAGCAGGTGTAACCTCTAGATGCTCTAACCACTGTTTAAAGTATTTTTGTAATTGACTGCATCTAGGATGGTCACGGTAATGTTTACTGAAGTTACTGAAGTTTTGAACTTTATCAGCTATTAGCATTTGCCTAGTCTCTTCGAGAACTATGTAAGGCAAGTCTGAAATAGTATAATTATCAGTAGCAGTACGACACAGATAACTATTAGCTTTATTCCTGTACTCCATAAGAAGCACAATAACTCTAGGACTGTAACTGTATAGTAGATCACTAGAGTTAACAGCTTTACGTAACTCATCAGCAGACTGAAATAATGGATGAAGTATATAAGCTACTATAGTGTCACTAGATGCGCCTAACTTCTCTAAAATTTTAACACCATCTTTTATGTGAACCACACCTTTAGACGACTCCATACCTTCGTAGTGTTTAGATATCTCATCCATAGCTAAAACTTTAGCATCTGTAAGTATTCCAGGTACACGAACACCTTTACTGTTTAACCAAGTGCTGTACATACTTAACCTACCTGACTTAATTAGTCCTTGTATGATTCGATTGAAGGCAACATAGATACATCAAGAGATAAATAATCACTCCTGTCACTATCTGTAAGCACTGCTATGATTCTTTTAGCAGCACCTATAGGCGTATTATCCTCATCTACCCAATCAGGTGAGAATAGATAGTTACCGTATTCTGAGTCCAGCTCATCAAATCCAAATAGGTTAGTAGAATACCCACGCCAAGTAGCCGATAAACCCTTTACCTTTTCGTACTCCATACCATGTACCAATACGGAATGACCAATACAACACCCGACAGAACCACATTCATGCTTCTTGTCATCAAACTCTATAAATTCTAAACTATAACCTTCGTAGTCAAGATATGTATGCATAGAAAAGTCTACATAACTTAACTCAATTAAATACTGAGCTAACCTAACTAGATTTCTTTTATTTCTATTATTCATGACTCATTTACCTCTTCTTATATCTGATCAAAAACGTGATAAGCACCAGTTACACCATTAGAGTTTAATGACACAATTAAGTAAAACTTTTACTCGTAACTAGATCTGTACTCTAGTTCACTGATAGCAAACTCTAGTGCTTCAATTCGTAGTTTAAGCTTGTAACCAGTCCACAAATTGCCTCTATGGTAAGCCCGTTTAGGACAGCTAGTAGTTCTGTAACCAGGAATAGGATAAACGTTATGACCTGAGTATTTAGGCCAAGTACGTATAATTTCATTAAACAATCTACGGGTATAATAATGAGTATTATGGCAGATACCTAAATCCATAAACTCACATTTGCCACTTTTAGCTCTAGCAAGTAGTGACTTTAATTCTTTTAACGAGCTTTTATAATTTACACATTCAAACATACCTAACCTCCTATAAAACAGGTCTAGCTTCTACACGATAAGATATATCTATTTCTCTAGTAGAGTTAAGCAGATTACAAGCAGATAGCGCTTTGGACTCATCTACGTAAACATCGATAAACGTACCAAAATAACTGAACTCTTCATCCATCAATATAACCCATACACAAGGTACTAGATTACCCTTATCATCTTCAGTTTTATTTAATTGCATTACAATGTACCCAATAAAAACTAGTCCGAAGACTAGTCCATTAATGCGTCTAGTAGCTCATTATCACTAGCTGTGTCAGCAAACGATTGAGAACGACCCCAAAGGTAACGTTCACCAGAAGTCATACCAGCAAAGGCAATAAGTTCTTTAACGTACCATTCTTGACCTGCAACTAAAGAGTTTACAGCTTGATCAACTTTAGCAGCCTTAGCTGTAGCCAATTCCATGACTTTTTTATCAAGCTCTTCTTCAGTCATGTCCGGTGTAATACCGAGTAACGCAACTTGAGTCTTACGGTTAAACGCTTCTTTAAACGCAGCAGAGCGCAATTCAGGCGCATCAGTACGCATGATGTCTGTGACATCTGTATCTGTAGTATTCATTTTTAATTCCTATATTTAGTTATCCTAGTTAAGCTAGGTCTTAGTTGGTTTTACAGTAGATATGAACTAAGACGAATCAACGTCTGATTATTCACATAAGCGAATACTTGAGCCATGCAGAATGTCGAATCAGGTGGATAATTATAGGTACAGAGTACCTAACGAACAATAGCGCGAACAAGACTTAAAAGTAGACACATACAACGGGTATATGTGACTACTACGCCTTACTCACGCTAATAAAGTTCTAGTAGCGATAAACTATTACATGCTTACCTAACTCTTCCTTGTGCAGTTAATCCTATGGTAATAAGAACAAGTTACTTTCTTCGATCTTATCTTCAGCACCACCGTAAATCATTTCAGGAGCGTTAGCTGGAAACGGTGAACGTTCAGCTATTTCCTTAAGAATATCTTCAAGCAGATTGCTATGAAGTATTTCTTTAAATACATCCTTAGCTGCACGCATAAGCAATGAGTAGCTTCTAGGATGAACATAGAAGTTATCATGTTTAACCAGTATAGTATGGCCTTCAGCACGTACAGCACGAACAATACAACGCAACACATAAGCATCAACTGAGTGTAGTATATCTGCAAACAGTCCACGTAAATGAGTAGAAACCTTGTAAGACTTCTTACCTACAGTAGACATTTTAGCGTACAAAGGTTTACCTGTAGAGGTAGTCTCATAAGGCAAGTTAGCTAACTGAACAGTATGAGCATAACCATTCTTGTGACCACAACTGATAACATAGTTATCAACTGCAACACCACTCTGGTAAGCATTATGAGCACCTATCATCTTGTCAGGCAAAGTCCAAGTCATAGTAGAATACTCACTACGAGATAGTGCAACACCCCAGTCAGCAATAGTATTGATATTGGTAACACTCTCACCGTAAACATTGATAACCTTAGCTTTAACTTCGTCTGCAGGTAACTCAATACCGTGATCAGCCAGTAAATTGACCAAGGTACTGATATGTCCACCATGCATAATAGGTTGCTGCATAGTCTTAGCTATATCTCTATCTAGGCCATCTAAACCGAACAACAGACCAAAGTTGTTATGTGCATCAGTGATAGTATCTCTACCGTAAAGGTTGCCAGCTACTAAGAACTCAGGACTCTTAAACAGCAAACCAGCCATGATAGCACCACTAAACGTTAAGTCCCAACCGTAAAGATTGTTACATGCAAGTCCTGACTTATGAAGATCCCTAGACTCTAATGCCTTCCTGCACACCATTAGATTAGCCATATCTTTATGACTAGTTGAACTCAACAATTCATTATCACCAACTTCGTTAAAGTGAGCTGGTTTAAGCAAACTCTGTGCATCTTCAAGACCAGTACGCTTAGTTCTTGCAGAATACAGCTGCTGGTTTATAGCCTTCATACCCTCATCATCAATGATGTGACCTTCAGCACTACAATGTTGAAGAGTTTCAAAAGTCTTACCGTGTGCATTGATACCTTCAAGCCTATGAGCTTCAGGACTAACACGTAAACGATGATCAAACTTGTAAGGCAAGTAATAAGGTGTACCTTTCATTCCTAATATCTGATCAGTAGTATCTCTATAATGCTCACGCTTAAGAGTACCCTTCCACATTACTTCTCTACCGTCCTTATCAAGAGTCTTGTTCCAATCATCTTTAAGAGTATGAAAGTGATTAATAACCTCCTTAGATAACTCAGAATGTAGTGCCATAGGCTGATCTGACAGTAGCTTAATAAAAGCCTTCTGATCACCACTAATCTTACGTAACCCAACTGTACGTTGCATTACAACACTTGGCTCATCACATATACCACGCTTCTTGTCCTTAACGTTAGTACGCTTAAAATGGATATACATCTGAGTAGTACTACCTTCAGCAGTAGTTGTTACCACCTTATCAACAACAATAAGACCTTCATCTATTAACACATTAGATATAATGTTTGCAGCTAAGATAGAAGCTCTACGTTTCTGTCCTTCTGTTTGAGTAACCTTCATACGTAGTTGAGGTAACTTATTGCTCAATTTACCTCTAAACGCACTAAGCAATACTTTGTCACAGCTATTAGCTGTATCGGTAAGAGCATCGATTATCTGATCAACATTGTTAACCAACATAACCTCTAAAACATACTTATGTACTGATTCAGTCCATGTATCAAAAGTCTTAGTATCCTTAAGACTATCCCACAAAATACGTGTCTTTAACTCACCTGAAAGTACCTCTTTAAGAGCTGCCTTCAGAGTGTTAGCAGTGTACTCAGAATCGTCTGTTTTTGATGTTGCTAGCTGTAAGTTTTTCATTGTATTTCTCCGTATGTTAAAACAAGCACATTATTGTGCAATTAATGTAAATTTGAGGTATTAATAATCTACTGAATCAGTAGATAACCATACTGATACATAACTATCATTTGTAGGGTCACAAAGAGCCTGACGTTCAGCCCTTAGTTCGGCTACTAATAGTAGGTTACGTTCATCTAAAGTCATACCAAACTCTTGAATACATTGCTGATTCAGTAGTTCAGTAAGTCTATCGAACTCACGTTCTTGTACTAAGGTATTACAACCGTTAGTAGCCAATACATACTCTATGTGCTTCATTATTCTACTCATTTTATTATTCCTTTGACTAAGTTGGTAACGCTAATAGCTACTACTTATGTAGTAACCAAGCGCATATATTATTATACCTGTCCACTTATACGTACTTAGTAGATCAGTAGACAGACGTTACTACGTTAGTATACGTAGCAGTAAGGTTTTGTAACGCTGTGTTAGAGACGTTTGTAGGGTTATTTGGTGGAGTTTTAGTGATACATTTCCTTAAGCTGGTTAGTAGATCTAATGGTTATAGAGGTATACGGAATGTATACCCCTGCTGGTTGTGCTTAACGTGCTTATTAAGACTTTGGTGCAAACTTCTTAACTGATTTGGTTTGAGTTGAAGGAATAGCTGCATCTCCCTCTATTTCCTTCGATATAGCGTTAACTTCTTCGATCTCCATTTCCATTGATTCGAATAAATCCATGATAGTATTAGCAGAAGCTATAACTGAAGCTTTAACACCTTCAGACATTGAACTAGGCAGAGAAGCGTAAAGCTTAGCTTCTTCCTCTTCGAATGTTGTACCGTTATTACGTGATCTGACTACAGCAGTAGCAGTAGGTACAGCCAGAACCACCTCCTTGCACGCAGGTACGAAGTCCTTAACGTTGTTAGCAATGAAGCCAGTTGAATCAGCCACAATCTCTGAAGAGACTAGCGTTAACTCTGAAGCTGCTGTTGCTGTGTTGTTGAATGCTGCTGCTAGGTTTGATGCGATTTGTTTAATAGACATGATTTTATTTCCTTTTATAATGGGTCCCATACGAAGTGTAGGGGGGTATCCCGGTTAGTATGTGCTACATACACATATACTGCCCCAGAACTTACATTATAATTTTCCCCAATCATTTTATAAAATAGAGTTTTAGTACTAGCGTGGTTGACACTATACGTTTTACTAAAAAATTATTTTAATATATTATATATAAAAAATTTAAGGAGAGAATTATGAAGCCGTACAATAAAACTTTTAGGCAAGATAAAAGACACAAGGCCAAAGACTGTGATGTCTGTAAAGAACAGATTAGTGAGTTAAGGACACCGATTAGAGGTAGTGCTAAGAATGAGATTAGATCGGCTATAGCTGATTACATAGAGAATCGCACTGAAGGAGATGAATGTAGTGTGATGGAAGATGACGGTAAGGTTATAGGCACAGAAGTGAAGACAGTTGTTTTTGACGAACTACAAGGTAGCTATGTTACTGGTATAGACTTAGCTGATGGTAAAGATTATTCAGCTGTATGTGGTGTACTTACTTCAGACCAATTGGTGAAATTTAAGGAGGAATTATACCGTAACGATCGTAAGCGGCTCTCAAACCCAACAGATATATAAAGGAACTATTTCTAAGTTATTGATTTAGCAGTAAGTACTTTTTTAAACACTATAATATTCATTAGTTTTTACTAAAGAATATTTGTATAAATAAGAGTTTATTAAAATTCTATTTTAGTAACTACATAAGTAATTAGCAATTAGGTTACATAACTGCTAAAATGATATTTAAATAAACACTAAAGGGTATTGTAGTATGAAAACAGAATTCGATGTAGATAACGCAAAACGTATTGTAAACAGCTTTATATCAAGAGCTGAAATAACTGATAAGGAGGAGTATGCTACAGTACTGGTACACAATGCCAAGGTGATTGCAGAATGTATGGTTACTATGGCTAACTACGAATCAATGGTTAAAGAAAGTGACTGAAGATACTTACACAATGGTAAACAACCGTACTGGTGAAGCAGTGCCAGTCGATATGTTCATTGAAATGATACCTAAGGCGTACTGGGAAAGAGCATATGCTAAAGTATTAGCTGAGTATATTGGTGTTACTGGTACAGCTACCAGCACAATATTAGCTTGGTTGATTAGTAACAAAGATTCTAACAACAGGATTATAGGTACTTTTGCTGTTATAGCTAAAGAATGCAACACCACAGTTCCTACAGTATCGACACTGTTTCAAAAACTATATAAAAAGGATTTGTTAAAGAAAGTACATAATGGTGTGTACATGTTATCCCCTAGTTTACTGAGACACGGAAATCAAAACAAAGGTGCCGTACTATTCAGACAATGGGAAGAGAACTAACCACCCTCAGTAACCCCTAGATTTACGTACCAGTTTGAGGAAATGTTACAGTATTGACTAAGAAAATTTCATACTGTAGCATCATATTTTTAAATAACCTTACTAAAGGATTTAACATGAAAGAATACGATAACGACATGGAAGCAGACATCGGTAAACTAGAACTAACTGCTCCTCGTGTGACTCCTGAAGCAATAGAAGAGTTATTGCTAGATGTAACTTTCCATATCAGCCAACCTGAAGGTACAACTTCTACCATAGTGACTGCATTCGATCGTAACGGTTTTAGTTTGTGCACTGAAGTAATGGCCTGTGCAGACCCAGCTAACTTTAACGCTGAGTTAGGTGTTAAATATGGTAAAGCTAAATGTCTTAACTCTGCAAAAGATGAACTGTATAAGCTTGAAGGTTATCGCCTTAAGTGCCACTTAGCCGAAATGGAGAATTGCAAATGAGTTTAGCTGTAGTAAGTAAAGCAGTATCGTCAAAGCCTATGACAAGGTCTGAGTACAATGAATTTCGTGGCTGGGAGCTTCCTTCAGATGAGAATGGTAGTGATAGTGGATTTCTCATACAAGACCTTAACAGCAGCGAAACTAACGTAGAAGGTGAGATTGGTTACATATCCTGGGTACCTACTAACGTGTTTTATGAGGGGTTTAAAACATCTGGTAGCATGTCTCTAGGTGATGCGATAGTTCTAGTTAAGAATGGTTTAAAAGTTTCACGTAAAGGCTGGAATGGAGCAGACATGTTTGTGTATCTTGTACAGCCAAATTCTTACTTTGCTGCACAGAACCCTAATTCTCCTGTTAGCGGTATGTTCCCTGACGATATGGTTCCTTACGATGGATACCTAGCCATTAGAACTGCTAAAGGTACTATAGCGACATGGTCTCCAAGTTGTGGTGATGCTTTAGCTGAAGATTGGTGTATCTATGAAGAAGCCACTTTCGAAGACAGACTGAAAGAAGAAGAAAGTACATTGCAAGATAAAGTCGATAAACTGACAGCATTCACGCACAGTGAAAAGTTTTCTGGTATAGATAACACTCAACAACTGTACTTGCACCAGCAGTTAGGTGATATGAACTCATACCTATCAACTTTAGGCCGACGAATCTACCATCTTAATATAAACAAAAACTAATGTTTGCTAAAAGGAATTCGAAAGCACTAAAACACTCTGCCAGTAATGGTAGAGTTTACGTTCTTGAGATAACCTTACAGAGTGGTGATGTCATATACAAAATAGGTATGACTCACTCACCACGATCTGCAGACAGGATGATGGAGATACTTAGATCTTGGTTCATGAAGTATCGGTATGTTCCACATACTAGATGTAGAATGGACTATGAGACTGGTGTTCCTTTACTGCTAGAGAAACATCTACATAGTCTGCTTAAAGAGTTTAAATGGGTACCAGATAAAAAAGTAGATGGTGCACAGGAGATGTTTAGCAATATAGACGTAGATGAAGTAATATCCTACGTTAAGAACTTCGATTACAGTATACTGTTAAAGGGTACCTCCATAGACAGCGTAGACTACGAATACATAATTACAAGAATGCCATCAACTGTTGATAGTGGTGGTTTTGATGAAGACGTTCCTTTTTAGGTTAACACGATGACAACAGAAATAAGCAAAGCAACAAACCCTAAGCTAAGTATAGACGTTCTTCGATCTCAGCTAAGTACTAAACAACGCAACATGATAAGTGATGACACTGTAGAAGAACTTGCTAAGTTGGCTGAAGACCCTGACTACGGTGAAGAATTTCTTGATACGTATAGAGATCACTTAAACATACTGAGCAGCAATAGTAAGTATACCTCTAAGGGTTATATGTCTGCAGTTAAGTTCTTCTCTCTAATGGAAGCTGGTAATAGCATAACTGACTCTTACATAACAGTATTCCCTGAAAGGTTCAAAGCTCGTGTAGATAGAGGACAAGAAAAGAAGGATATTACAGGTGAAGCTTCAAGGTACAATGCTACAGCTCTAGTTAACGAAATACGCAAAGTAGCTACAATTCCTGTACAGTTAATTCACAGGCATCTTCTTCATGAAGCGATATTAGAACAAGCAGACATAATGCGTCACGGTAAGTCTGAGTTTGTTAGACAGAAAGCAAGTGAAGTACTTATTAAAGAACTTAAACCACTTGAAGAGAACGTTATCAGTATCCAAGTTGAAGATGGTGCTAAGTCTGCAATAGCATCACTACAGGAAGCTACAGAGCGTCTGGTAGTTAGAGAACAACAAAGCATACAAGCTGGTATACCTATAAAAAGCATTATTGAGGCTAAGATAGTCAATAAAGTAGTTGATGAAGATGAGACTGCTTACGATGATGAAGATTTTCCTGAAGATGGTGAATTTGAGGATATTACGCTAGATAAGGAAGAACCTACCCTATCACCTGAACCGGTAAAAGTTGTGCAGAATACAGAATCTATTAAACCTGGGGAGTGGACTTTCTAGTGGCTACTACTATAACTAAAGAATCTAAGATGGACTTAGAGGAGCAGTTAAAACATATTGACTACTCTAGATTTTCTGAAGGTTATGTACCTACTAGATTCGCATTAAAATTTATAGCTTTTATAAAGCTTGTGAATGGGTCATTAGGTGAGGAGAATACTTCACCAGTGTTTCATTATGACATGTTGGATACACTAACTGAGTCTAGACAGAACTTATTCGTATGCTTTCGTGGTGGTGCTAAAACATCTGTAATACATGAGTATATGTTTTTATATATTGCAGTGTACGGTGAGATAGACGGATTTGGTGACGTTGATGTAGCAATGTATGTGGCTGACACAATAGACAATGGTATAAAGTCTATGCGTCAAAACTTGCAGTATCGTTGGGAGCATTCTGACTTTCTTCAAAAGTATGTGCCTTGGACTAAGTTCATTGACTCAGAATGGGAATTTGAGAACGTTGACGGTAAAAGATTTTTCGTAAAAGGTTTTGGTGCTAATACAGGTGTTCGTGGATTTAAGAAATATGGCAAACGTCCTACTTGGTTAGGTCTAGATGATTTAATGTCTGATAAGAATGCTGAGTCAGCTACTATCGTTGAGGATATAAAGAAAGTTTTATACCGTGCTGCAAGGCAGTGTTTACACCCTAAGAAGCGTATGATGAATTGGACAGGTACACCGTTCAACAAGCAAGACCCATTATATGGTGCTACTGAGTCTACCTCTTGGAACACTAAAATATACCCACTGTGTGAAAAGTTTCCGTGTTCAGAAGAAGAATTTCGTGGTGCTTGGGAAGATAGATTTCCATACTCATTCGTAAGACACGAGTACTACAGCCTTAAAGAAAGTGGTGAGTTACCAGCATTCGATCAGGAGTTGATGTTGAGAATAACAAGTGATGAAGACAGACTAGTTAATGACGATGACCTAGTATGGTACAGTAGAGAAGAAGTTCTAAAGAACAAAAGCAGTTATAACTTCTACATAACTACCGATTTTGCAACCAGTGACACAAGTACTTCAGACTACTCTGTAATTTCAGTATGGGCTTATAGTAATAACGGAGATTGGTTACTGGTAGACGGTATGATTGCACAGCAGCTACTAGATAAAACTCTGGCAGATTTGTTCAGGTATGTGTCTATGTACAAGCCTCTAGAAGTAGGTGTAGAAGCTAGTGGTCAGCAAGGTGGATTCATTGCTTGGATCAAGGCTGAAATGATATCTAAGCGTGTTTACTTTAACCTAGCTAAAGGTTTCGACAGCAATAAAGAAGGTATTAGACCAATTGCCAAGAAGATCTCAAGATTCATGTTGTTTCTTCCGGTGATAAGGTCTAAGAAACTGATGCTTCCTAAAGAGATGCAAGGTTCTAAGTACATGGTAGAATGTCTTGAAGAACTGAAGTACGTCACTAAAAAAGGATTTAAGTCTAAGCACGATGATGTAGCTGATACGTTCTCTATGTTAACAGAGCTTGAGCCTTTTGCACCTAGTGAAGAGACACCAACTACCTACATAGAGAGTGAAGATGGTACATTTATACAGTTTGAAGACGATGATGACGATGATTATTTCAACAGTACGGTATTTTAATGTATACTTCACAAATTAATTGATCACTTAAAGGTGTTGTGATGCTGGTAAGCAACGTTATAAGCTTAGCAAAAAGTTCTGAACTGAGACAGTTAGCTGTAAAAGATGACGATGAAGCTATAATAGGTTTCATAAATCTTGGTATGTTAGAGCTATACAAGAGATTTCCTCTTAGGACTGAAGAAGCAATCATAACGCTGCGTAATGGTAAATCTGCATATAAGCTAGACGGTACAGACGATGCAGTAAGTATGTATACTGACTCGGTTACAAATTTACTGGTCATTACTAATTGTTTTGATGAGCAGGGTGATCCTGTAACAATTAATGACGAAAATGATCCACTAGGTATAATGACACCAACATACAACATGATACAAGTTCCTAGTATAAATGATGGTGAAATTCTTACAGTACACTACCAAGCAGCACCTGACTTTTATACATCTGTAACCGATAACTTGGATTTACCTCCTCAGTTGCTTGAAGCTTTATTGCACTACATAGGGTATAGAGGTCACAGCAGTATATCTGCTGATGTTAAAGCCCAGAACAACACACACTACATCAGATTCGACCAGAGCTGTAATAGAGTTCTAGAAAAAGGTTTAATACTCCCTGATGATATGGAATCATACAATTTTGAACAACGAGGCTTCGTATAATGAGAGAAACAACAGTAACCAGATCTAATACTGCTGCCATACAACGGGAGATAACACCTGATGGTTATGCTACAGTTAAAAAGGTAGCAGACCAGATAGAAAGTGTACAGTCATTAGCTGCAGCTATTGATGCAAACACCGACTTTAATGCTATGGCACAAGTAATTGATAAGCTTGGCGACTCAGTCAGTGACCTAGCTGCATTAGCTCAAGCAGACTTAGTGGCAATAAGTGCTGACCTTGTAAAAGGTAACTACTTAGGCAACCGTAAAATAGACATTGATCTAGCACTTAACAACACTTCATCTACTGTAGAGGTTACGTATAGAGGTGCAACACTAACTACTAATACTGGTTCAGTAATTCAGATTGATTTTACATCAACTGATGGTGAAGGCAACGAAGTAGTAGAAGAACTGGCTTCTTTCACTGCTATATATAATGCTATAAGTGACGGTATAGATGCGTTTAACTTATCTGAACCTGACCCACAAAAACACATTGTTAATACTGAAATAGACATTATAAACAGTACGTTTGCAGATCTACCTACAATGATACGTTTCAGGGATACAGACGGAAGTGCATCAAGTATAGATAGAATACAGTTACAGGTATTCTCTGGTAGTGCTGTAGAAATTGCTCCTACGTACTTTTGGGCTAAAACTACCTCTGCTTTACAGACACTAGCTAACCGGGTAGGTGACGTAATTGCTTTAGGTAATGACATTGATAGTATTATTGTATTGGCTTCTCAGACAGATGAAATTGGCTACCTGTATACTGATAGGGATAAGCTTACTGGTGATTCAGGTAGTCTTTACAGTGAACTTAGTAAGATACAAGATATACATTTAAACTTGGTAGGTCTTGTAGGTTTAAGTGAGGTCATTGATGAAATCTTAGCACTGTATGCAGACCAAGCAAAGTTAACTGGCCCTACAGACAGTATCTACTCTGAGCTGGATAAGTTACGTGATGTGTTCTTTTCATTAGGTAACGTAACTTTAACTGCTGATAGCATAGATAACGTTAACAGCGCTGCTGCTAGTATAGCTGATATAAATTTTGTAGCTAATAACATCGTAGCAATACAAAATGCACAAGACAATGCAGATACAGCAACAGCTAAAGCAGCAGAAGCAGCTAGTAGTGCTAGTATAGCCGCAACGCAGTCTAGCTTAGCTACTGATCAAGTAGTTCTAGCAACGGAGCAAGCTGTTATTGCTGCAGATAAGGCTGATGAAATTAAAGGTGTGACTGTTGGTAATACCTCTACTGGGGTAGCAGGAGGTAACGCACTTGTAACTTACAATTCACTTACAGGAAGTTTTAACTTCGTAATACCTCAAGGCACAAAGGGAGACAAGGGTGATGCTTTTCAGGTTAACTCAGTTGGACTATTTGCAAGTAGACCTCTCTATGATACACAGATAGCTGGTTTTAGTTTTCTTGCTACTGATAGCTCTATTGTCTACTTTAAATTATCAGCTACTTCAGGTGACTGGTCAGAAGGTGCTCCATTTGGTAAAGGTGATAAAGGAGAGGAAGGGGATGCTGGTAAAGGTGTAGTTGGTACCTCTTGGCTTAGTACTACTGATGCCTCTAATTTACCTTCTAAATCAGGTGCTACTGATACTTACAAGATCACCTATACAGATACAACCTTTGATACTTTCAATGTCTACAACGGCTTAGATTTATCTATAGAAGATAGTTTAGTTAATTCTGTTAGTGTGTGGTCAAGTCAACAGATATCAGATGAGCTTGCAAAGAAGGTAAATATCATTGATATTCAGGATAACCTTACTGATACATCAGCGGATAAACCATTAAGCGCAAACCAAGGTAAACTACTTAATGAAGCTCTAGGTACCTTAGATCAAACGGTATCCGCTAGTTTATTAGATAAAGCTGATTTGGACTCACCTGATTTTGTTAATGTTCCTACTGCCCCTACTGCTCCTCCTGGTACTAATACAGGACAGTTAGCTACTACAGCTTTTGTGGAAGTAGCACTTGGTTCATCAACAACTACGTTTACAGCTCCAACAGCAATTTCACCATTAGAAGGTTCAACAGGTTTAAGTATTGTTCCTGAGCTATCTGCAACAGCGTTTCGTAATGCGTTTGATGAAGCTAGAGTTGTCCGTAGATTTCAAGTAGACTTAGCCACAGGTGATTTCTCTGACCCTGTTTATGAGCATGCTGAAGATGTAGATACACACACAATTGCTACGCCGCTAAACACTGATACAGACTTTAAGTGGAGATGTAGAGACGAAACTAGCTATGAAAACAGTGAGTGGTCAGAAGAACAGTTTTTTAACACTTCACCGGATTTCATAGAAACACCTACGCTTACAGTACAAGGCTCTCCTAGCAGTGTGCAATCAAAACCTTTACTCTCAGCTACTGCTTTTAGTGTGTTCAATGGAACAGACACACACGAGTCTACGGATTGGGTAGTTTATGAAAATGGTGTAGTGGTATACGAAGTATTAGATAGCACTTCGAACTTACTCAGTATTTATATACCGTCAGGTGTTCTACAAAATAGTACAGAGTATACGTTCAAAGTAAGGTTTAAAGGAATAAATTTATCTTACAGTGACTATGATTCAGTCACAGCAACAACAGGCTCTAAGATTTACACGGTACCTATACTAGTTGCAGGTTCTTGGGGAAGTAGTGGGTCATACGACTCTATAACTGTTTATGATCAAGATATAGATACGTTTACTAGAATAGCATCGAATACGGTAACACCAACTAATACTGTAAATGACATTCTATTTACTCCTGATGACAATTACTTAATAGCTGTGGAAGGTAATTCTCCTTTTCTGCACATATATTATCGCAATCTTTCCACTTTTACTAAGTTGTCTACTCCACCAACTCCAGGTAACTTTGGTAATAACTTAGCTATTAGCGGAGATGGTAACTATGTGCTCATGGACCTTAGAGCTTCACCTTATATGGCTGTTTATAGCAGGACAGGAGGAAATCTTACTAAACTAGCAACACCTTCAGCGTTACCGAATGGAACTGTCAACGGAATTTCTGTAAGCTCAGATGGTGTTTATTTCATACTCACACTAAATGTTAGTCCGTACATAAACGTGTATAAAAGAACAGGAAGCACGCTTACCAAGCAATCTATACTTCCCGGAGTACAAGCAGAAAAGCATTATGGAATATCTTTTGATAGTACCGGTGAGTACTTGTATACAGGTACTTCGGCATCCCCTTATGTAGGGGTGTACAAAAGAGATGGAGACACCTTTACTAGGCTTCCAGACATTAATACGATAACCCACTTAGTAAGAAAAATAGTCGCATCAACAGGCTCGGACTACGTTTTACTTTCTGATCAACACTCAACCATAACGGTGTGCAAAAGATACGGTGATTCTTTAACGAAGTTATCAGTAATAAGCACAAGCTCAGGCGCAGCAAGTGGTATGAGTATAAGCCCTGATGGACAGTATATCTCACTATGTTTTAACACTGCCCCTAGAATAGCGATATATAAAAATAACGGATATGATAGTTACTATAAGTTACCTACTCCATCTTTTTTGCCAGAGTACTTTGGTTCCTCTAGCGCTTTCTCTAACACAGGATTTCCACAATGAGTCATTACGCATATAAAGAAAACGGTCAATTTGTATGGCCTGTAGCGATGAGGTCACGCTTTAACAATATAGGAGCTTGGCATACCTTCACTGATGAGCGTAGAGCATTAGAAGAATGGTACCCTATCGAGTACACAAATTTAGAGTACAATTCAGATCTTCAAGTTCAGCAGTTTGTTTCTAGCAAGCTTGAAGATAACGTATTTAAAGTAGAGTACTCTGTACGTGATTTAACAGCAGATGAACACGCTAGAATTAAAAAAGATGAAATAAGAGCAGAGCTAGTAAATAGTTTTAATGACCCTGTTGAGGCTCTTAACTTACTTTGGAGTGCTGGTTTTAACTCTTCATTATCAATAGATGGTGCTGCAAGAATAGCTCAAGCAACAGGCCTAACTGAGGTGACTCTATATAGTGATGATAACAAACCACACATTTTAAGTATTTCTGATGCCACTCAAGTAGCTGCTGCTATTGGTGTTGATTACCAGCAAAAGTTTGCTGCAAAACAAAGCCAGATGGTTGCTCTAGATGAGATAGATTTATCTAGTGCCAATGCTATAGCTGATATTGCTGCTGTGTAAGTAAATATAAAAAGATAAAGGCACCTTATGGTGCTTTTTAACTAGTATATATAATTATAGTAGGAGATATTATGAAGATACTGGTAGTAGTTTTATTGAGTATTTTTGCGGTAGGTTGTGGTACATACCAAGCTGTAAACAGCTGTAAAGATGGAGGTGAATGTACTAGTTACGCTATAGTGTCTGAGAGTGAAGCAGAAGGTCTAGCATCTAGTTTAGTTGGAGGATCTACTGCATGTAAAGTATCAGTATACGGTGACGTTAGTTCTTGGAAAGTAAGCTATAAAGGTGACAAATGTGAGGCATACTTAAATGAGGTACCGTAAAGGTTTTAGTTATCAACTAGCTGAGCAGTATAACTTCCAAACAGATTTTAGACCTAAGGCTGATCTTATTACCGATTTCGTAATACTTCGTACTACAGGTGTTTTAGAGCTTCTTAAAGGGTTTGCTTGGGATGGTGTAACTGGTGCTGTAGATAGAGCTACCAATTTTAAAGGTGGTGCTAAACATGATGGATTGTATCGATTAATGCGTAAAGGTTTACTTGATCACAATTTATGGCATTTAGCTGATTTGGAGTATGCTAAGCAGCTAGCAACAGATGGTGCATGGCAGATTACTATATGGGCTGATATGAAGGGTCTTGCAATAATGAAAGGTAAGTATGCACACCCTGATTATAAACAAAAAATATGTACTGTCTAAATAATGTTTAAATAGTACAAACACTCTCCTAGTGAGGGTTTTTTCTTACCTCTAAAACAGGATATCAAGTATGAGTTATGTACTAGGTAAAAGGTCTAAAAAACACCTTATAGGTGTTCATGAAGACTTAATAAAGGTTGTTGTACGTGCTATAGAAATAACAGAAGTAGACTTTACAGTACTTGAAGGTAAGCGTACTAAAGAACGTCAACGTAAACTGTACACCTCTGGTGCTTCTACTACTATGAACAGTAGACATATAACAGGTCATGCTGTCGACTTAGGTGCCTATGTTGATAGTTCTGTTCGTTGGGATTGGCCTTTATACTACAAGATTGCTGATGCTATGAAACAGGCTGCTAAAGAGTTAGATGTAGCTTTAGAGTGGGGAGGTGATTGGAAGACATTCAAAGATGGCCCTCACTTTCAACTGTCTAGAAAGGTTTACAGTTAGAAAATAGTTTAAAATTAGGTACCTAGATGATACTATCTTATAACTAGGTACTTATAGCTAATATTACCTATTAAATTAACTATAGGTAGGGTTCATGGATAGTTTTATTGATCAAGCTTTGAAAATTATTGACATGGCTCCACCGTGGTTTGGAGCTATGCTTATGGCAATTTTTATCGCAGTACTACGTGTTGTATATGATAGAAAAGAAAGTTCTAAAATGCGTATGGCAATGGAAGGTCTTATCTGTGGATCTCTGACAGTTACGGTGTCCAGCGGAGCTATGGCATTAGGCTACGGTGTACACTGGTATATGTTCATCGGTGGTTTTATAGGTTTCGTAGGATCACAAACCATACGATCTATAGCACTGAGCTTACTGAACAAAAAAGTTAACTCGTCGATCAAAGGTGTAGACTCGTTTAAAGACCTTGATGACAACGACGAAGATTACAGAAAATCTTTGTAACGACTATTCGTACAGTCACTAATTATACAGTTAAGGTTAACTATGGACGACAATATAAAAAAGCCAAGCAAAGAAGCAGTATTGAAAAGTCTTAAAGCAGACATGGACAGTGCTGACTCATTGCGTTTAGATACAATGGCTAAGGTTGAGACGTGGAGAAAAGAGTACAACGGTGAACCTTACGGAAATGAACAAAAAGGTAAATCAAGAGTAGTCTCTCGTGATATAAAACGTCAAGACGAGTGGCAACATGCTTCACTAAAAGACCCGTTCCTATCTACTACCGACATAGTTAAATGTATCCCTATAACTGCTAACGACAGAAAAGCTGCAGTTCAAAATCAGCTTATACTAAACTACCAGTTCACACGTAAGTTCGATAGATATAGTTTCATAACGTCAGCTATAAAAGTTTTAACTATAGAAGGTACCTTAGTTGTAAAAACTTCATGGGATTACAGTGATGAAGTAGAAGAGGTAGAGATGCCTGTTTACTCACTAGATCAGAACAACAGACCTTACCAGTCTGGTGTTAAACTAGTGAAACAGCTCAAGGTTCTTACTAACAAGCCTTACGCTGAAGTGTGCCGTATAGAAGACATGTACATGGATCCTACTTGTCAAGGTGACTTAGATAAAGCTCAGTTTATGGGTCATAAGTACGAAACAGACCTAAGTTCACTACGTACAAGTAAAAAATACAACAAGAAAGCTTTAGATAAAGTAGCTGCATTGATGTCAGGAACGGATACAGACTATGTACCTGAACGTGAAAAGGACGGCAATAACTTTGAGTTTACGGATGTAGCTCGTAAGAAAATAATTGTTACTGAGTATTGGGGCAACTATGACATTGAAGGTACAGGTATAGCAATACCTATCGTCGGTGCTTGGGTTGAAGGTGTAATGATTAGATTAGAATCTAACCCTTACCCTGACAAGAAAATACCCTTCTTGGTTGTGTCACACAACTCAATACCTTTCCAGCTGACTGGTGAAGCTAACGCTGAAATGATAGGTGATAACCAGAAGATGTCTACTGCTATAAAACGTGGTTTGGTAGACAACATGGCTAACTCTAATAATGGACAGAAGGGTATCAGGAAAGGTTCACTAGATACTCTAAACAAAAAACGATTTTTAAGTGGTAAGAACTTTGAGTTTAACGGTCAACCATCTGACTTTTTTGAAGGGTCATATAACAACATACCTTCTAGTGTTTTTAGTATGCTGGAGATTAATAACAACGAAACTGACTCCATTACAGGTATCAAAGGATTCTCTGGTGGTATTAATGGACAAGGCTTAGGATCTACTGCTAGAGCTGCTGGTGGTGTATTAGATGCTGTTTCTGTACGTAGGTTAGACATTGTAAGAAACATCTCTGAGAACCTAGTAAAACCTCTTATGCGTAAGTGGATGGCATACAACTCTGAGTGGCTAGGAGAAGAAGAAATTATCCGTATAACGGATGAAGAATTCGTACCTATCAGACGTGATGACTTATCAGGCAGTATTGACATAGAGGTAGAGGTTTCTACTGCAGAGGATAACTCAGCCAAGAGTAAAGAGCTAACGTTCTTACTGCAGACAAATGGGCCAAATGAAGACCCAGGTGTAAGAAAGATGTTAATGTCTCAAATCATGAAACTACATAAGATGCCAGATGTTGCTAAGATGCTTGAAGAGTATCAGCCACAACCTGACCCTTACGTAGAGAAGATGAAAGAACTTGAACTCCAACTTAAAGAAGTTGAGATCATGGAACGTAGATCGAGAGCTATTGAGAACCAAGCTGATCTTAGACTTAAAACTGCTAACGCTGTTCTTGCAGAAGCTAAAGCTGCACTAGCTAATTCTGATAAAGATATTAAAGACCTAGATTTCGTACATAAATCAAGTGGTCAGTCTCTTACAGATGAACTTGCCAAGAAAGACCATGACAGAGGCACACAAGTAGCGTTAAAATCGGTTGATAGTTTACAAAACAACTAGATTATAGTATAAATATAAAACTTATTTACATAACTTAACTACAGGACTCATTATGTCGAGCAACCTTCAAGACGAAAAAGATCAAATTGAATTAGAAACTGCGGAAGTGGAACAGTACCTACAAACAGGTGAAGACCTTATTTGGCTGTTAGATACTCCACAGTTTCAGCGTGTAATCGTAGAAGGTTATCTACGTGAGAAGCCTTTAGCTTCAGTCAGTATG